AGTGCCTGATACGTGCGTTGTTAAGCCGATTTTGCCGTAGCTTGGAGCCACGCCCACACCGCCTGAGATCAGCGCGTTGCCTGTGGCCACGTCGGCCAACTTTGACAAAGCGGTCGTTGTGCTGGCGAAAAGCAAATCGCCGACTGCATAGGACGCTTGGCCCGTGCCGCCATTGGTAGCTGGCAGGGTGCCCGTCACATGCGTTGTCAGGCCGATCTTGCCATAGCTTGGCGCTACACCTACGCCACCGGAGATCAGCGCGTTGCCTGTGGCAACATCAGCCAGCTTGGCCAAAGCGGTGGTAGTAGCTGCGTAAAGAAGATCGCCTACCGCATAAGATGCAAAGCCTGTGCCGCCCGATGTGGCAGGCAGTGTAGGTATGGCGGTAAGCGCCGTACCGGAAGAGTTGACGACCACGATCTCATCGGCATTGCCGGTCAGCGTCGGCATCTTGTCAAAGCCGGCTGCGATCGAGTCAAGCTCCGCACGCATGCTGGCCGACGTAGCGGCAGAACCCGTCGTTGGGAAACTCCCGTGGTTGTAAAAATTGTTTGACATTATCGCAATCCTCTACGGGTGGTGTAGTGCAATATCACGCTATTGATAGTAAAAGGCTGGTAGTAGGGAGAGTCAGATGAGATACGAAGCAAAATGTTTTGCCCAGTACCCTTGATCTCTACGTCTGTCGGTGACAGTGTTTTGCCGTCCCATACAAACAAATCCCAAAAAACCGAATCCCAATAACTCGCTGCAAAATTGTTTTCGTAAGCAACGTTTGCCGATTGGCCAATGTACACGCTCGAATAGCCGAGGTCATAAGCAAACTGAAATTCGCAGTATCCGTTACCGGTTATCTCGAAAGAACCGCGACGATAGCGTTTCAATAGACGCGGCGTGTTCTCTGAATTGTAGTTCAGCTCCATGGCAGCGTTGATACTTTCCCCGTCGAATGACGTACCCACATCAAGTGCGTAAACAAAACCGTTGTTTGAACCGAAAAACATTGTTTCGTTAGTAAACGAATCCTGTGATTCGCAAGCACAAGTAACCGCGTTTGGAAAACGTACAGGCATCGCACCCAACATTTGACCGTTGGCGATCGTTACATACAAGCCGTAACCGTCTGAAAAAAATATACGGTACTGCGCTTTTTCCCGGTTCAAACCACTGGCAGTCAAAAGGTTGCGCCGGACTTGCGTAAAAGGGCGGATGTTCAACGTCACAGCAGCGGTGTCGAAATTACCGTAGCTGAGAGTCGCCTGCAAAGTGATCACGCCGCGATTATCAAACGTATAGGTCTGACCTAAGTTCTGACCGCTGTAAGACTTGGCACCAGCGCCAGTGTTGTAAGGAACAAGATTCCAGTTCGATGAATCTGTGCCGTACAACACGTAGGTGAAATTGTCTGAGTAGATTGCCATCGCACCCGTTGACTGGTCACCGGGCTGAATCACAAAAGCTGTTACATCTTCAGGCTGGACTATCTCACCCGCGCCCAGAAGAGGCGACCACTGGTAAGGTTCGCCAAGGGCTGAGAACTGGACCGAAGTGCCGAAAGAAAAGAACAAGTGCTGTTTATGAAAAGCAACATGGTTCGGCGTATCAACCGCCATGCCCGTGCTAATCGGCACGTAAACCGTACCGTCAAATTCAAAACCTCGATTGACGTTGTCGCAACCGTAAGACTTGAGCTGCGGATTAGCACCACCAAAATTGCCAAGTACGATTTCGACTCGGCCATTAGGTGCCAGCGTAATAGCCGTCTGTGCTGCTACAACGGTTGCTTTATTGGCAGCAAGCACGGTCAGCGTTTCGCCTGCCGTGAAGTTGCCTGTCGCGCTGGCAAAGATCAAACGACCGGCAGCCGTTCCCGCACCCCAGCTTCCGGTCTCAAGCACAACCCTTGTTACCGTAGCAGTTCTGCCGCTGGTAGCGCCCGTAATCACATCACCGTCAAATATTTCAGCCGTGCCGGTGTTAAACGACATCTCAAAACCAAGAGGCACGCTGACCCAGCCAGCGGCACTGGAGCCGTAAATTGCCATCGCGGTTCCGCCGACATTGTTACGCCATGCGTAAACAGTGCCGCCCAACTCAAGCACGCCTCGTATCGGACCGCTGCCGGGGACGGCAGTAATCGAAGCCCGATAAACGTCAGCCGAAAGGCCGAGGTATTGCGCTTCCTGACTTGCTGTGAGGCTGCCGGTTGCCGTTATCGACGCAACCGTCCCTTGTGAGACAGTGGCCACCTCAACGTCTTCGCCGATAAGAAAAGCGCCTGTTGCTTGTGTGTAGTAAATGTCCGACCCGTTTACAGCAATCACCGTACCGGACTCACCTGAAGTCCCGCCAACGATGGAGTCGCCGACAGCGATCGTGCCGGTCAAGGTAACCGTTAAAGCGGAATAGGTTGCTGAAGAAGGAGACTGCCGGCCATCATAACGCTCGTATCCTTGGATGCGCGTATAGCCGCCGGTGATTGACGCCTCGAAGTTATAAGCATCACGCGCAACGCCGGCAGGTAATGCCAGCGTCGGGGTGATGAGATCGAGTCCGCCCTTCAGGTAGACCAGATCGTAATTTACTTGAGGCGCTGGCATCGGCATGGCTGCCTCTCCTTACGCCAAAGGCGGTCCGCTGACTGTTGTTGGGAGCTGATCGATGTCAATGCGCGAAGAGAGGCGTTTGTATTCAAACTCACCGCGAGACATGACTTCAGGGGCAGCTTCATAGCCAGCGTAATACATCATTGCCCGGTAAACGATGACCATGTGAAAACGGCTTGGTATAGCTGGCACATCAGCGTCAACTAAAAGCTCAAGCGGCTGAGTGTAATACTCGCCAGTGATCACATAGGGAATGTCGGGTATTGCACCAAAGCCAAGGTTCTTGTGTGGGTCGATAGTGACGACGACAGGGCGCGTATAGGTGTTGCGCATATTGGCGTAGATGTACAGGTTGCGGAACGTGGTCCACTCCATGTAATTCATCAACTGCTCATCCCTGTAGTTTGACCCCACGCTCGAACACCGGAAGCTGTCGCGCTTCCAGTTTCCGAACGTGGCCATGGTCAAACCGGCTTCCACCGGTGTATAGATTTGTTGCAGCGCAACGGTATTGAACTGAAACGGTTCCCGCAAAAACAGCCAGTCTTCCTTGCTCGTTTGGATATCATTCCATGCGGTTTGAATCCAAGTAACCATGCGTGCGTTTTCGCTGCCGGCAAGCTGCCCGGCAACGGTCGTCAACGGTGGTCCAGAGACGCCACACTCAACGCGTAGCTGGTTGACTAGCTGTAGGAAGTTCATGCAGGTTCAGCCAATATGTGATTGAGCCAAGCGCGGCCACGGGGGTTTTTGTCTTCCACCAAATCAAATGGATATGACAAGCCGTGACGGGCACGCATTTCGATTTGATCAGGAGCCGCTGGGTTGTGTACGTGCTGGCTGTAACGCGTCTCTTTCATGCGTGCCAGAATCTCTACATACTTTCTTTTTACGTCTGTCGGAACGCCACGGATGATTGGTTGATTCATGCCGTTGCAGTTTACGATGACGTGAGGCGATTGGTTTTCGTCAGTCGTCGCATGAACAAGAACAGTGACAACCTCGTTCATGAAAGATTCTTCTGCTGCCAACTCACGAAAATCTTTAACAGCCGCTACAGGTTCGATTGTCGGGGTATCGTCGTTAATCTCGATCCCTGTCATTTTATTTTTACTCATTTGCCATTCTCCTTACGTTGAAATACTAAAAAAGGAAGACCACCGAAGTGGCCTTCCAAAGGGGTCCCTCGGAGAGAGGAGACGGCAACCTTACAGTGCTGCGCCCGGCATGACTGAGCAGTCAAAGTAGGTGTCAGTAACACCTGCTGCGCCCAGATCGGTGCTGCCCGGAGTGAAAGTGGTCGATGCATCAGTTACCACTTTGATCAGGCCAACCAGAGCCACGTTTGCTGTGGTCTGTGTAGGCACTGGGCAAGGGTCAGCAGCGGCAACAACAGGACCACGGGTGTTGCTGAGAGTGCCGCTGGTGTCGATCCAGACAGCGTACAGAGCTGCGCTGGAAGGAGGAACGGTGCCAGCAGTCGAAGTCATGGCGATGTTGTCGGTAGCGCCTTTGGACTTGAACACACCGTTGATGGTGTAAGCCAAAGTGTTGACGGTCTTGTAGGTGTTGGCGTTGGTGCCTTCTGCAAGACCTGCTGCGGTCAGTGACTGAAAGCCACTGTTAATTTGTTCAATATTGTATGACATGATGAGTTCCTTTATGCAGTGGTATTGAGAGTGACTGCGACAGCCGTGGAGTCAGTCACGTTTGCGGTGTTTGAGGCACCTGTCGTAACTCCGCCATGAACGTGCGCGTTGTAATCAGTTAGAAGCTGATTATGCGACGCGGCCAATGCAGCTAAATCAGTCAAAACGGATTCAAACAAGAACCGAATCTCATGTGAGGTGAGTTGATCCGGTACCTTGACCATCCGTATATTGATACTTTCGGACATGGTGTTTTCCTTTAAAAAAGACGCCGAGGCCGTAGCCTCGGCTGGTCATTACAGAGCGGTCACACCAGCTTCAATACGTGCCATCCATGCGTCGTTCAGACGGACGGTAGCAAACCATGTCGAAGCACCAACGTAGCCGAACTGGCCCAGTGGGTTAGCGTGGTTGGTCTGGGATGCTTTCAGGACGACAGGCTTGATGGCCTGCATGCCCTTCAGTGCAACCTGACCCCATGCGTCTTCACCGATAACGATGAACGGATACACGTCAACAGCAGAAGCGCCGACCGACAACATGCCATTTAAAGTGGCGGAACCAGAACCAGCAAAGCTGGTCAGCAGAGGCGAAGAGATGAAACGGAAGTCTTCGCAAGCACCGATCTCGCGATCGTGGATTGGCTTGAACGAACCGTAGTCTTCAACGCGGGTGAAGCCGGGCAGGTTACGGATGTCAGCAACTGCATCGGTGTGGCAGAACACGATGTACGCAGGCTGCACAGCACGGGTTGCGAAGTTGACGCCGGGAGCCAGACGCGAAGTCACACGACGGCAACGGTTCGATTCCAGAGTACGTGCGGCTTTACGAATAGCGTTCAGGCTGATCGCGGTGTTAACAGCAGAGCGGCTGGTGCCGTTTGCGTAAACAACAGTCGAGCCAGCTTTCAGAACACCGTAACGGACCAGTTCCATCACTTCGGCCAGAGTCTCGCCAGTCAGCTTGACCATTTCGCCGGGGATGTCGTCTTCGTACAGTTGCTCGACTTTCGAGCTGTACTTGAACAGAACGCCGTACTGTTGCAGGGTGACAGACACGTCTTGGAAAGAGATCGTGTTGCTGTTAGGCGTAACGCCTTCAGCCAGCACGAAGTTCGAAGCAGTGATCTGCGGTGTGCCCTGATAACGTGCCGAACCTTCAATCGTGGTACCAACAGTCGAAGCACCGAAAGGCAGTGTACGACGGAAGACCAGAGTGTCGGTCGAGTTCATTGGCATTTCGCGCTGGGTACCGAAGTCGCCCAAAACGGTGATGGGTTGTGCATGCTCAAGCATGCCTTGTGCGGCGCGGATTAGGTTACGCGACGCTACGGTTGAATAATTTTGAATAGCCATTGCTGTTCCTT